ATCATCAATTATGTAAACTAATAATGTACTAAATAAGGGGGAGTCAATCCCCCTTTTTTTATATCTATGAATTATGACATAACAAAATTTGACGAATTAGGTTACGTCGTCGTCAATGATTTTCTATCCACAGAAGAACACTCACGCCTCAACGAAGAGTGTGACAAGTATCGCAAATACGCTGTCAGACTTTTCGACAACCGCAACGGTTGGGTGATAAACGCAAAAGGTAATCCCTGCAAGATGGACTCGGCTATGGACAGAAGTTCTGTCTTTAGGGGTCTTGGTTCTAACACCACTCTCAAGTCAATCGCCCAAAATCTATTGGGACAACCTGATATAGAGACCTACATCTCTAAGTTTTTCCCTATGGTGCCCGAGTCTGGGTTCTCTGTGGGATGGCACCAAGACAACCATTACATCAAAGCAGACCCGAAGCGGTTGATAAGTTGTGATGTATTTGTCAATGGCGCAGACAAAGAGAACGGTTGTCTCAGGGTTATTCCCGCATCTCACCATGAGAACTATAATCACGACCTCAAGTCTCATCGTTTGTTTGAGTGGATGTCCGTGGATGAAGACGACCCCAGTATAGTGGATGTGGAAGACGACAGGACGTTTGCAGTATTTTTTCATCCGAACTTAGTACACGGGTGTTACAGAAACAGAAGCGATAGATATCGTTACAGTGTCGCTTGGGAGTATATTCATAGGGGGTATGTTCCAGAATCTCATGATGGTCATCAATCAAAAGACAGGTTACCTGTAGAATGAAAGCAATACAAATTGTTATGAAAGGAGACGAACGGTCTGAAGAGTATGCTGCACTCTCCCGTTGGTCTTTCCAACGCGCTATCGATGATGGTTACATTGACTCCATAGAAACCTTCGATGCCATCACTCCACAGTCTGATACGTTTCAAGAACATGTAGACAAGTACACTTGGTCCAAAAGTCTCATGACTCTAGACCTAAATTCAGGAAATGGAAAGGAAGACCATTCTCCGACAGAGAAGGCGGGGATGTGTTCTCACTGGGAACTCATGCGTCAACAGGGAGAGTCGAATGAGAAGTTCTGGATCATGGAACATGACACTTGGTTGGTGGAAGAGAGGTACGAAGCATTCAAACTTCTCACTGAGTACGCAGAGAACACGCTCTACGCGAATATAGGACTGTTCATGGGTATGTACTGCATGGACAGGAGTTTTGCGCACTGGTCTCATCATATGATGACTGGCGGAAACAACTTCCCAATCAACTGTGGTCCTTATTGCACATTACAACGTCTTTTCAGAACATATACTACAAACTGGCTTTCCCGACCAGAAATTGATTACTATGGAATTAGAAATACGGCTTTACATCCTTGGTTCGACTGTGATACAATAGGTGTTGGTCGTGACATTGGAGTTTACTTCAATAATAGGGACCGTCGCAAGAACGGCATACCTACACCTACCACACAGGTAATTTCTAAGAAACTTTTGGTGACACAAGACCATCATGGTTATAAAGAAGAACAAATTCAAATACCTTGGACTCGACATAAATTTTTTCACGTTATTGATTGACAACCCCCCTTACTTCATGTATAATGGTGGACATGACTAAAAAATTCTATACATCTGTTGTCCGATATGGTGACAAACTATTATACCGTGGATATGACGAAAACGGTCTCGCAACCAAATCTCGTATTCCATTCAAACCCACACTATTCATGTCCGGAGAAAGCGAGGAAGGTTGGACTACCCTAGACGGTATTCCGATGCAACCCGTCATCTTCGAGTCCATGTCAGACGCCAAAGATTTCAACAAACGTTATGAGAACGTCTCTAACTTCGAAATCGCAGGCAACACCAACTATGTCGCACAGTTCATTGCGGAAGAGTGGCCTAACCAGATTCACTATGACCGCAGTCTAATCAAGACTGCCAACATCGATATTGAGGTCTTCTCTGCCGATGGTTTCCCCGCCCCCGAAGATGCGGCACATCCTATCACTGCTATCTGTATGCGTGAGGACACCGGAACATATTGGGTCTGGGGGTGTGGTGACTACACAACCACACGCGAGGACGTTCTGTACATCAAGTGCGACAATGAGGTTGACCTTGTGCGGAAGTTCGTTCGACGCATGGAAGAGTATGCGCCCAACGTGATTACCGGATGGAACACACGATTCTTTGATATTCCTTATCTCTATAACCGAATGGTGAAGTTGTTTGGTGACGACACCCTAGCGAAACGCATGTCTCCGTGGGGTCTTATCAAAGAACGTAATATCACCATCAATGGTAAACAGAACCAAGAGTATATCATCAACGGTATCGAGCAACTTGACTACTTGGAAGTCTTCAAGAAGTTTACCTACAATACTCTAGGTCAACAAGAGTCTTACCGACTCGACCACATTGCGAACGTGGTTCTGGGCGAACGCAAACTCTCATATGAGGAACACGGAAATCTGCACACACTCTATGAGCAAGACTACCAGAAGTTTATTGACTATAACGTGAAGGACGTTGAGTTAGTCCATAAACTAGATGTCAAACTCGACTTGCTTGATCTCATATTCACTATGGCTTACAAGGCGGGTGTCAACTACAACGACACTCTGGGTACTACTGCCATCTGGGACACTATCATTTATCGACTGTTGAATAACCAGAAGATTGCGGTTCCCCCTAAGATCGAAAAACCCAAGACACCATACCCCGGCGGTTATGTGAAGGAACCACAGGTCGGTTCTCATGATTGGGTCACGTCTTTTGACTTGAACTCTCTATATCCAAACATCATTGTGCAATACAATATGTCACCCGAGACTGTTCTGGATGGATTCCAGAATGGTGTTTCTGTCGACAAGTTCCTCGATGGTTCGGTCAATATCGGTCAACAAGGATACTCTGTTGCTCCTACTGGTATTCGATTCACTCATGACCGTGAGGGTGTCATTCCCACGGTGATTAAACAGTACTACTCCGAACGTCGCGTGATAAAGAACGAGATGTTGAAGTCTCAACAAGAGATGCAAACTAATCCGTCCAAGGAATTAGAATATCGGATATCCTCTCTTGACAACCAACAGATGGCCATCAAGATTCTTATGAACTCCCTTTATGGTGCTCTGGGTAATCGGTGGTTCCGGTACTTCGACCAACGTGTTGCCGAGTCTATTACTCTTGCGGGTCAGTTGGCAATCAAGTGGGCAGAACGTTCAGTCAACACTGCTATGCAAGACGTTCTCGAAACAAATGAAGATTATGTCGTCGCAATCGATACTGACTCCGTGTATATTCGCATGGGTGATTTGGTCGAGAAGTTTGCCCCGAAGAACCCTGTCAAGTTCCTAGATAAGATTTGCTCAGAACACTTCGAGAAGTCTCTCGCACGTGCGTACGCGACTATGGCAGATGCAACTGGTGCCTATGAGAATCGCATGGAGATGGGACGTGAGGTGATTGCAGACCGTGGTATCTGGATGGCTAAGAAACGATATATCCTCAACGTGCACAATAATGAGGGTGTCCAGTACGCAGAACCCAAACTCAAGATGATGGGTATCGAGGCAATCAAGTCTTCGACTCCACAGGTTGTCCGTGATAAGTTCAAGGAAATCTTCCGTGTTATAGTAGAAGGTACCGAATTAGACACACAACGGTACATTTCGGACTTTAAGTCCCATTTCAAGACCTTACCGCCCGAAGATGTATCGTTCCCTCGTGGTGTTTCTAATCTCACCAAATGGAAAGACCGCAAAACTATCTTCAAGAAGGGAACTCCCATCCATGTGCGTGGTGCCCTGTGTTACAACAATGCGATTGATGAGAAGAATCTTGGTAAACGGTATGAGACTGTCAAACAAGGTGAGAAGATAAAGTTCGTTTATCTCAAGATGCCCAATCGTCTGGGACAGAATGTTGTGTCATATCCTCTCAACTTGCCAGAGGAACTTGGACTCCATAAGTATGTGGACTATGACATGATGTTTGACAAGACTTTTCTAGACCCTTTGATTCCGATTCTAGATGCAGTGGGGTGGGACGCAGAACCACAGGCATCACTTGAAGACTTCTTCGGTTGACAGACCGACAATATTTTGGTATAATACCCCATATGAAAGACTTAAAGACACCACTTCGATATCCTGGCGGCAAATCTCGTGCCGTTGATTTTTTATTCTCTCCGGAGAATATGCCCATTGCTGACATTCGCGAATACCGTGAGATGTTCCTAGGTGGTGGGTCGTGTGCGTTCTCGTTCACTAAAAAGTTCCCCAACATTCCTGTCAAGGTCAACGACAAATACTACAACCTTTATTGTTTCTGGAAGTCACTCCAGAGCCGTGGTCATGACCTTGCGGACAAACTACATGCAGTCAAGGATGAACTGTCCGACGCAGAGGATTCTTTACAGGCGCACCTTGACTACTACCATGTCATGCGCGAGGGTCTGAGTACCGTAGAGGACCCTTTCGAGATCGCATGGCGGTTCTATGTTATGAACCGATGCTCGTTCAGTGGATTGGGTGAGACTACTGGTTCGTTTTCAAAAGATGCGGTGCGTGACCTATTCAACCATCGACTGATTGGTAAGTTACCCAAGTTTTCTGCTTTGATGCGCAACTGGGAGATCACCAACGAGGACTACTCGTATCTGTTGGATGGTGCGGACAAGAACACATTCGTCTTTGCTGATCCACCATATGACATCAAGTCTTTCATCTATGGTAACAAGGGTGACATGCATGACACATTCTGTCACAAGCGTTTCCACGATGAACTCGACAACACCGATGCGATGGTGATGATCACCTACAACTCTAACGACACACTCAAGCAGGCATACACTGGTTGGAGTCAGTTGGAGTGGGATTTGACCTACACTATGGTATCCACCAAGAAATATACTGAAGAACAACATTTGAGGAAAGAGTTGTTACTTTGGAATTATGAAGAGCAAGGTGTATCTACTCTGGATGCGTTCTTCGGATGATTGTTTCTAAGATGAGACTGTACAACATGGAGATGTGCGATTCTCTCGAAGAAATTGTTTCTATACTGAACACTGATTTCATCGGAAACTACATGTCTAAGATCAGTAAAGAGTCTACCAGAAAGGGTCGAAAGCAATTGAGCCCCCAATCTTTGAATTCTGAATATTCCAAATTGTTCAAGCGTAACGGTTTCGTTGAATATTGTCCTTTCAAAAATTCTAAGGATGAGATAGACTTTTTCAAAGATGGTGTGGGTGTAGAAATCCAATTTGGTAAGTATCCATATGTGACTTATGATATCTTTACAAAACTAGGACCGTGTACTCTGGACGGTACTCTCAAGTTTGGGGTAGAGGTCATTCCAACTAAGAATATGTACGATAAGATGTCGACCGGAGTTGCTAACTTCGATGCCGAGGTTGTGAGATTGGATAGATGTTCTATTGATTTCCCTTTGGCAGTTATCGGTATCGAACCGACAAAAGAAATTGAGTCTCCTAACAACATCGAAAACTTTTTTGAATAATTCGAAAAAAACACTTGACATATGTTCTCGAAACAAGTATAATGTTTACATAAATTGATGAGAGAGATATATTATGAGAGACCTTACTGAATACACCTACGAAGAACTTGCCGCTGCCCTTTATAAGAAGGGTATCAATGACGGTTACTCTAAAGTTACTGATAAGACTAAGTGGCGTGAACCTGTTATGGCTGATAAGTTAGGTCATGTCGCCCACAAGAAGATATCTGCTGGTGCCGGTAAGGATGAGTACGGTTCCGATGCTTTTGATCCGACCAACGGCAAGTATGCAGAATATAAGTCTAATGCAATCGATGATAAGAAACTCCGCAACCTGTTGCAGACTAGTAACGGTAAGCGTCGTTATGTTCCTCTCAAGGTGAGTGGTGTTTACAACGGTGCTTATAAAGAGTCTGCACTTGTCGCTTACGAAGATGTTGACCACTACTTCGGTGTATTCTATCAAGAAGAATGTGTGTTAGTAGTCAAGCCAAACACTACAAATGTCATGCGTCAATTGCGTGAGAATAACGCCAAGCGTAAGCCAGGCCAGACAACAAACCTAAACACTGTCGTCGTCGACTTAGGTGATCTGTCTTCATACGAAGTTTCCTACAAGAAGGAGAGTTTTTTTGCGACTAGTCAATAAAGACTGTATCGAATTTCTAAAAGAACTGCCAGACAATAGTGTGGATCATGTCAATTGCGATCCACCCTACAATATTGGATATGATGGTGGTGACGGATGGGACACGTTTCCTACCGAAGACGTGTATCTGGAATGGTGTCGTGAGTGGATAACTGAGTGTGCTCGTGTACTCAAACCAGAAGGCATGATGTGTATCTGGGGAACTCAGAAGACCGATCTTTTCTTTCGATTGAAACTAGAGGTCCTCAATAAAGTAGAGGGTCTTGTCGCACAATCTCCAATACATTGGTCCTACAACTGGGGTGGTCGTCCTAGAAATAACTTCGCACACAAGTTTGAAACTGCGTGGTGTTATTCCAAAGGTAAGACTTTCTTTTTCGACCGTACCCATGTTGAAGTGGAACGTAAGATGAAAATCAATGTGCGTACCGGAAAACCATTTGATAATGGGACAATCCCCACTACTATATGGGAAGGTAATCTCACCACTAATTCGTCTGAGGCTAAAGAGTCCAACTTCCACCCCACAGTGAAACCTCAGTTTGTTTTGCAACGCATGATATATGCATACACCAGAGAAGGTGACACCGTGTTAGATTGTTTCAGTGGTAGTGGTTCTACTGCGATTGCCAGTCTTGAGACCGGAAGAAAATTTATTGGGTGTGAGATGAGTTCTGAGTATTACGAAAAGTCTCTAGAAAGAATATCTAAGTACGAGTGTATACTTGACAGTTTCTTTGAATAGTGGTATAATTACCCCCATGTATGAACTAACCATATTCAAAAATCAGTTTGATAACAAGACCCATCGACGAACCACATTCATGAACTGGATGGACTTCGTTGTGTGTCTTCGTGATTCTTATACTAAGCCGGGAGAAAAAGGTGGACCTAATAGTTCTCCTCTTCTTACTCCTGCTGTTTTCGACGTGGGCACGACGCGTAGCAATAAGTCTGTTCTATATTGGAGTCCTTGGTGTTGCGTTGATGTGGATGATATTATCGACAATTGTAATACTGTAGAGTCTCTTAGAACTTGGTTGCAACGTAAGTATGGTCAGTATGATTATGTCGTCTACAACACAGCGAGTAGTACAGAAGAGCATCTAAAATTTCGAATCATATTCCGTCTCGACGAACAGGTCGAGAACAACCGCATCAAGTCTTTCTGGCACTCTCTCAATACCGAACTGGGAGACTTGGGTGATCCTCAGACAAAAGACCTTGCTCGCATGTACTATGCGCCTGCGCAGTATCCAAACGCATACTCTTTCTTTATGGTAAACTCCGGTGGGTCTTCACTCAACGTATCTGAGTTGATTGCAAAACATCCATACCACGAGAAGACGGGTAATACTTTTCTAGATAGATTGCCACCAGAGATGCAGAGTGCGGTAATTCAACATCGTAAGAATAGTCTAAATAACACCGACTACAGATGGTCGTCATACCGCGACTGTCCGTTTTGGCCTAAACGGTTAGGTGTTGAGTACCAAACAATCAATGAAACTGGTTGGTATTCTAAGATGTACAAGATAATGATTGCGGTTGCCGGTAATGCATATGCGAAAGGTTATCCCATCACCGCAACACAGATTGCAGACCTATGTCGTGAGTTTGACCGTGAAACAGGTAATTGGTATGAGAACCGTCCATTGACAGTTGAGGCGGATAGAGCATTGGAATTTATATACAGGAATAGTTGAAATGAATAGAGTATTAGTAACAGGCGCGGCCGGATTTATCGGAAGTCAGTTATGCGATAGATTACAGAAACGCGGTTTGTCAGTAAAGGGTATCGACAACTTCAACGATCATTTGTACACGCCTAGATTGAAGCGTGACAGGATGGTTCACTTCGGACTTGATATCTGGGGTTGTGACATGCGTGATGAGATCAAGCTGGAAGCGTTACTGGGAGATTTCCGACCAGACGTTATTATCCACTTAGGTGCAATGGCGGGTGTTCGTGACTCACTTGGTAAAGAGAAGAGTTATCACCAGAATAATATCGACGCGACACAAAACCTTATTGATATCTGCAAAAGACATCTACCAGATACTCGTATTGTTTATGCATCTACTTCGTGCGTATACGCGGGATCACCAGTACCGTGGGTCGAAGGTAAAGAGACAGGTAAGCAACTAAACGCATATGGTTACACCAAGTGGGCAAACGAATGTCAGATGCAGTCATCTGGTCTGAACACTGTCGGTCTGCGTTTCTTCACAGTCTATGGTCCTTGGGGTCGTCCAGACATGGCGTTGTTTGATTTTACCAAGAACATACTTGACGGAAAAGAAATTACCGTGTATAATTATGGTGATATGAAGCGTGACTTTACCTATGTGGATGATATCCTAGATGGCATTGAAGTCGTCTTAGATAACACCGACATCGAGTCTGGTGAGATTTTCAACATAGGACGTGGTGAACAGGTTGCGTTGATGGACTTCATCAATGAGATTGAGAAAAATACTGGTAAAGAGGCGATCAAGAATCTTGCTCCAAAACATCCAGCAGACACATTAGAGACTTGGTCCAATACCTCCAAGTTGCAAGCACTAGGGTACGAACCAAAAGTTAGTATCGCTGAAGGTGTCGAAAGGTTCTATGAGTGGTATAAAGAATATAATGGGATTGAATAATGTCTAGAATAATGCCTGAGGGCAACCCCTCCCGATTCCGTATTGGAATCGTTGGTCATGGATTTGTGGGTCAAGCGGTCGAGTATGCATTCACGCATCCTCTCGTAGACTTCAACTTCTATGATCCGAAGTATGATACTTCAGTTGAAAATCTGCAACATCTCCCAAAGGAGAACCACCCACAGTGTTTCTTCATTTGCGCACCGACCCCATCTAATGATGACGGTTCGGTAGACTCTACTATTGTTGAGGCAGCAGTTGCGAACTGTTTGGTCTATACCGATGCATTGGTAGTCGTGAAGTCTACGATTACTCCGGAGTCGGTTGACCGTTTATACTCTGCAATGAACAGAGAACAAGTAGACCGTTTCGTCTACAACCCAGAATTCTTGACAGAGAAGAATGCAAAGGCAGACTTTGTATGTGCGAAGTTTCATGTCATGGGTGGTATGCCTCAAGCGGCAAACGAACTCATTGACATTTATGAAATCTTCAGTGCATGTGAGTCTAACGACTATCACCGTATGACTGCATATGAAGCATCGTTTGTAAAGTACACGATCAATTCATTCCTGTCTACGAAGATCACATTCTTCAATCAACTATATGATCTAGTCAACCTTTATGGTTGTAACTATAATACGATTGTTCGTGCCGCAGGCAAGGATGAACGTGTAGGTATGGGTCACACCCGTGTGCCAGGATTTGATGGTAAACGTGGGTTTGGTGGCGCATGTCTTCCAAAAGATACGAGAGCGTTTTTAGACTTCTCTGCACATGAATTTGAGGACGGAACTGAAACTAGTTTCGATTTATTGCAAAAAGTACTTGACATCAATAGTGCTTATCGTGTACAATATGACCTCGATGAACGTGAAAAAGTAAACAATATTACATTCGTAGATTTTGGAGGCAACAAGAATGTCGATAATGGACAAACTGAAGAAGAACTCGAAGATAAAGGAGACGGCGACACTCTCCACTAGTAAGTTCTTCACCGAAAAAGATATGGTACCGACCGACGTTCCAATGGTGAACGTCGCGTTATCCGGTTCCGTAGACGGTGGTATCTCGCCGGGACTTACCGTCCTTGCGGGACCATCAAAACACTTCAAGACATCATTCGCCTTACTCATGGCGGGTGCATATCTTAACGCGAAACCAGACGCAGTCATGTTGTTCTATGACTCTGAGTTTGGTTCCCCTCAGTCATACTTCACTCAGTTCGGTATTGACACGAGTCGTGTGTTACACACACCGATCGCAAACGTTGAAGAACTCAAGTTTGATATGATCAACCAGTTAGAACAGTTAGACCGCGAAGATGATGTCATTATTGTCATCGACTCGATCGGTAACCTTGCGTCTAAGAAAGAACTAGAGGACGCACTGAACGAGAAGGGTGTCGCAGACATGTCACGTGCGAAGGCACTGAAAGGTCTGTTCCGTATGTCAACACCATACCTTGCGATGAAGAACATTCCGATGCTTGCAATCAATCACACATATAAAGAGATTGGTTTGTTTCCGAAAGATGTTGTAGGTGGTGGTACTGGTATCTATTACTCTGCCGACAACATCTGGATTATCGGTCGTCGTCAAGACAAACAAGGTACTGAAGTAGTTGGATACGACTTTGTCATCAAAGTTGAGAAGTCTCGTTATGTCAAAGAGCAATCCAAGATTCCAATCGGAGTATCGTGGGAAGGTGGTGTACAGAAGTACTCTGGTCTTCTTGATGTTGCCCTTGCGGGTGGGTATGTCGACAAACCGTCCAATGGTTGGTATCAACGTGTTGACTTGACTACAGGTGAGGTCCTTGGTTCTAAATTGCGATTGAAAGAAACCATGACCGCTGACTTCTGGGAACCTATTTTTGAGTCAAGTGATTTTTCAGAATTCCTTGCCAAAACGTATAAAATAGGGTATAATAGTCCGGTAAATTCAGAAGAACTCGTTGAGGAATTATTGTAATGAAGGATTTAGACTTGGACAAGCCGTCCGAAAACTTAGACTACAAGTTAGTCCCTGCAATTGGGGAAAACGGTAGTGACCTGTGGAACGTAGAGTTATTACGTGCTCCTTGGGAGAATACCACTATAAGATATAACAATGTCCGCATCAATGGTGAGGAAGGAAACATTAGTTATAACTTTGATGTCATCTCCACAGAGAAAGTCGAGTACACCATAGACAATATTACTTTGCAAGGATTTGCGAGTGAAGTGTTGGGTGATATTTTAGACGTTGCAATCACTGAAGGTTACTTACAGAAAACTGAGGATTCTAATGACGGAAATCAATCTACAACAGACGATTCTGCGGAATCTACTGACTAACGATTCGTATATGAGGAAGGTTGCGCCCTTCCTCTCTCCCGAATACTTTGAAGGTACTTACAAGAGTGTCTTCAAAGAGTTCACTGCGTATATCGCCAAATACAACAATCTTCCCTCTAAAGAAGCACTCAAGATTGAGATTGATTCTGAGGACCGTATGTCTGACGAACACTATCGTCACACTATGGATATCCTTCCAGATATCTTCAAGTATGCTGAGGAAGACTTATCGTGGTTGGTAGAACGCACTGAGAGGTGGTGTCAGGATCGTGCAGTATTCAATGCAGTGATGGAGTCCATCTCTATTATTGACGGTAAGCACCAAGAGTTATCCAAGAATGCGATACCCGATGTGTTGTCTAAAGCACTGTCTGTATCCTTTGACACTAACATTGGTCATGATTACCTAGAATCTGTGGAAGATAGATATGACTTCTATCATGAACAAGAAGAGCGTATTCCGTTCGATTTGGACTACTTCAATAGAATCACTAAGGGTGGACTACCTAATAAAACCCTCAACATCGCGTTGGCGGGTACGGGTGTCGGTAAGTCTCTCTTCATGTGTCATTGTGCTGGTGCTGCCTTGTCACAGGGGAAGAATGTCCTTTATATCACTATGGAGATGGCTGAAGAACGTATCGCAGAAAGGATCGATGCGAATCTACTCAACGTCCCGATAGATCAGTTGGAACATCTGAGTAAGGACATGTTTTCAAATCGTGTAAAGGGTATCGCAGATAAGACTAACGGTAAGTTGATTATCAAGGAATATCCTACGGGACAGGCACACGCCAGTCACTTCCGTGCACTTCTAAACGAGTTGAAACTCAAGAAGAAGTTCACACCGGATATGATTTTTATTGACTACCTGAACATCTGTGCGTCGTCTAGAATGAAGTCAATGGGGGGTGCTATCAACTCCTATACATATATCAAGTCTATTGCGGAAGAACTCCGTGGTCTTGCTGTTGAGTTTGATGTTCCTGTCATTTCTGCGACCCAGACTACCCGTTCTGGTTATAGTAATGATGATGTGGGTCTGGAGGATACGTCCGAATCATTCGGTCTTCCCGCCACAGCAGACTTGATGTTTGCACTTATCAGTAATGATGAACTAAATGCAAACGGACAGATATTAGTGAAACAGTTGAAGAATAGATACAACGACCCTAGTGCCCACCAGAGATTTGTTGTGGGTATTGACCGGAGTAAAATGCGACTATTTGATGTCGATCAAAATGATTCTCCCCTAAATAAAGAGGTAGATGATGGTCCAGCATTTGATAACTCAAACTCGGGTCGTCGTGTCTCTTCTGAAAAGATGAACTTCGATGGCTTCACACTATAAGGACTCCATAATGGACCCGTACGCACACACTATAATTGCGATTGCTCTTTTGTTCTTGGCTAACTGGTTCGGTAAAAAATCGGGGAGACAAGAAGGTATAAATGCGGCAGTTTCATATCTAGTTGAGATGGGAGCATGTAATGAACAAGATATCCAAAAAGCAAATGAAAGATTCATGGATGGAGATGATATTTAATAATGACTGAGGTAGTTATTCGTAATAAAGAGTTGTTAGAGACTCTAAACAGTTTCTCAGATGAGATGCTGTCTAAACCGTCGTACAACGACGAAAAGTATTGGACCTATCACGAACCAGAAGATGTTCACAAAGGGGATTATTACACTTCTCGTGAATATCTAGAAGACTGTTTGTCTCGTGGTCGTGATGGTCTGGTTGGCCCGCCCGATAGATACTTCGCACAACCAATCTCCAAAATGGTGCGTGAAGACAAGGAGATGTGGGGTGGATTTATGCAGAAGGTGAAGTATGATTTTGCTTCTCACCTAGGTGCGCATACGTCCGCTTTACTCTCCTATTACCCGCCAGGCGGTTTTGTAGGATGGCACACTAACTATGATGCCAATGCATACCAAGTCTTATTCACGTGGTCAGAGACCGGAGAAGGTTTCTTTGAGTACTACGATAAGAAGACAGATGAGATTGTAAAGATTCAGGATGTACCTGGCTGGCAGTGTCGTCACTATTATTTCGGTGCGGGTCATGAAGAAGACCTACACTGTTGGCACGCTGCGTATGCAGGCTGTCAGCGCATTACTCTCGCATATAAATTTGTGAATAATGGTAGTGTGGATAATCCCGAAGATGCGAAAGCACAACAAATGCGTGATATGTTAATTGAAGAGATTGAAAATGAAGAATAATGATGTGGTGACGGTTGTCACAGTA